TTTTTTTTTTTTTTTTCATAAAAATAAAAAAGGCGAGCCACAAACCTGTACTGTGTGCCAATCAATGGACGTACTGAATCATGGTCGCCTACTTTACTTGTACATTTAATATCGATGATTTGATAGCCACTATCTTGCAAGATACACATATTGGGATTTAAACATCCACAATCATCACGCAGCTTAGTCATGATTTTTTCAAGCTTTGTTTCTAGATTTGCTATTAGTTCATATCCAACTGATAGGTCCGGGTCATCATTCCGTCCCCAAACTTCAACAAATAATTCCTGTTGCATTTCAGATTGCACAGAGTTGTCTCCTGGCATCGTTTCTCCTCGAATAACCATAATAACTCCATGACTATCAATCTTAGCAGCCTGTGGGCGCATAGCGCCCAATATAACATTAAAATCATATCCGGAGCTAACAATGATATCTTTAATATGTTTCATTAACTCAAACCACATATTACCCCCTATAGATTTCAACAGAACGATATCCTTTGTACTCTGCAGGGTTACCTGTAAGCTGCTCCGGTGTTATTCGCGATTCCAATAATTTAATACGAGCTTCATAGTATTCTAATTTTTTAGAATAAAAGTCATCCGTCGAACCATTACTAGTATAACTTCCTGGTAAAGCATACGATTTATTAACGCAGACTTCTCGGTAAATATATGCAAGGACTAATTCATCGATAGTAAAACTACGTATAACTTTATCCTTTGACACACCCAATCTATCCGCAAGTACATATAGCCATTGTTCTGCTTTGGATACAGCGGTCTCTGTTACCTCTTGCGTTAGCAATTCATCCCCTAATAGGTCGGCCATATCTTCAAAATTATATAGCATACAGTACTCCTTATATTTCAAAACTTAGCGTAATCTCATCTTTTACTAGCCCTTGTGCCACATCATCTAGTGCAATACCGGTATATCTGGAAAAAATACTAGTAATATTTGAGACATTATTCTGCAACGCTTCATACAAAAATGGATCTGGGGCAGTCCCAGGGTGAACCACTTTCCTAGCAAATATAAACCCATTACCGCCTTGTGGTACGAATCTCAATATCTTCTTAAAATGCGGCCGAATTACATGTGCTGGTGTCCCTGCATGTACAAAAGGGCCGTATTTAGCGACATCACTATCAATAAATACAACCCCTTGCATTCCACTATTAGAAATTCGGTAATCAACAGCCTTTTCTAAATTCCCTGTTCTCGAGGTAAATCTATGTTTCTCCTGTGCAGTATCTCGAACTTCAATAGTACTTGCTTTTACTGCCTGACAAATACGCTTGTTGAAAATATCCTGGCTATTCATAGCAATTATTTTTTACCGGAACCCTTGCCGGAGGTTTTATCCTCAGGGCCCTCATCCTTAGGCTCTTTGTCCGGAGGATTTTCATCCTTAGGCTCTTTGTCAGCCTTTGGGGTTGTATTTTTAGGTTCCTTTACAGGTTTATCTTCCACAACTTCATAGCCGTGCTCTTTAAACCATTCAATGTGGTTAGCATCTTCGGTGAAGCCTTCACCATTCACAAATACAACTGAACCAGTTTGACCTGTATAATCAGGCACTGGAGATTTAATAATCGGCATAATTGACCTCCTTATTTAACCTTAATTTTACGGAATACGCCTGCTGCCTTAGATGCTTTTAATGCAACAGCGGCAACCATTTCGACCTCGCCTTTTTTAACTGCACCAGCATTGGCGAAGTCAGGCAACCACAAATTAACCACATTATCGCCAGCCAAAGAAACACCGTGGAAACCATCGAGGCCAAGGCGTGCGACATATAAAGAAGTTTCACCTTGACCATTAATACCTACCACAGGATCATTGCTACCAGCTTTGGCACCAAGGTCAACTAACGGTGTAATGCCGTAATATTCAACTTGTTGTCCGAATTCATTTAATTGAGTAGAGTACATCGCAGAACGTCTAGCTACTGCTCGAATTTTAGCAATCAATTTAGAGTTGCCCATAATGGCAGATGGCGCACCATCCAAGCCTAAAAGAAATTCATCGAGTTGGTCTAAGAATGTCTTGTAGTTTGCATCAATAGCACCACTATCAGACAAATCAATAGCTGCTGTAGGTGTATATTCAGTAGAAGAACCTAAAAGCGCCTTGTCTAAACCATCAAATGCTTTAGCGTTGGTACCAGTATCGCCATTAATAACTGTGTCATTAAACAATGCAGTTGCAGCCTTGACCTTTTGCTCGATTTGTAATGTTACTTCATCAACAATACCGCCCATTTTAGCGATTACACGGTCGATTTCAAAGGATCCGCCAAATACTTTCAAATCAACAGTATGACGTTTACGAGTTACACTTTGAGGTGTGTATTCAGCATTAATATCACGGAAATCTGCAGTTGGTTGTGTTAATAATCGAGTATAACCATAGGTTAAAGTACCGCCACCGCCAGTAGGAGATACAGCATCATCAAATGTTAAGTTTTCAAATAAAAAAGACGATTTACGGAATTCATCAATAACTCCCATTTGTAAATCGTCTTGTACGTTAAGTTTTGCTTCAGCTAATGTAATTGGCATTAGTTTATTCCTCCGTTATTAGAATTTATAAAATTTATTGGGCTTCAATAGCAGCCGCTACGGCCCCCTTTAAACCTACTGGCTTATTACTGCCAGAATTATTGCTTCCTGCACCGCTTGTGCCTGAACCACTTCCGCGTTTTTGTACATCTTTAATTGCATAATCTTTACCTTTTAGCCATTCATCTACACAATCGTCAACAGTTCCACTAGTACCATCAGACTTAATATATCCATAAGTACCATCTTCGTTGACTTTGATGTTACCAACAATCAACTTTGAAAATTCCTTAGGATCCATAGCGTTACGCTTCGTCAAAGAATCAACCACGGCTGCAGAAATTTCAGACTGTACACGTTGTGCATCAGCATTTTCTCTTGCTTTACGCTCGGCCTCTACAGAATCCTCCAGGGTTTTAATTCGTTGCTGCATAGCTACAATACCTGCATCATCTTTAATCCCTGTAGAGGTGATTTTTTCCAGCTTGCCTTGCGCATCAGCAAGCTCACGGTCGGCAACTTCTTTTGCCGCTTTTGCTGCTTTCGCCTCATCATTCTTGGCATTAAATTGACTCTTAGAAACGTAGTTTTCACCATAATCCTTAGTCACTGCCTCTGCTTGTTCCTCCGTTAACCCTAACTTAATTAGTTCCTCTTTTGTCATCTGTATGACCTCCTGTAAAATAAACCTTCCCTCTTCGCTTTATTTTCGTGAGCCACACCTCACGACTGCGGTCTTGTTCTTTTACGCCTTCAATACTAAAAAGGCAAATAAAAAGCACCTGCATAAGCAAGTGCTTGATTGGTTAAATTAAGTTTTAAATTTCTCGTATTTCTACGATTTCACTGGCATACAATTCATATTCACCAACGTCTATAGACGCTTCGTCTGGCTCATTATTTACGCTAGATGTATATCCCAATAATTTGCCTTTCATAGTATCTCCATCAACGAATATGACTTCAATATTTTCTGACTTGATTTCATCGTATCGTCTACGCAATTCTTTTTCTGTCATTTTCGTTCACTTCCCTTCGGTACTATATGAATGCCTTTATTAGATACATGCACAGTCGCAAAGCTAGTACTCCGTTTCGCTCCTGTCTCTTCATGTACATCATAACCAATATGTGGTGATATATCAACTAGTATTTTATGGTTCCAATCGCCATTACGCGTAACCCCTATTCCTCCATTATTCACTCCAGCTCTTATTGCCTTCAACACATCAGAATGTGATGGTTCTACATCGTAATAGCTTTTATTTTTTGAGGCATCATATAGCTTACCATCTTTTACATGCATGCTCTGCCGAGCTACATATGATTTATTGAAATATGGAGAATTAATATAGTCTATAATGCGAGCTTTGACATCATCTTTAGTTTCGCTATCTTTCCGTTTAGAGATTTCTTCGACACGAACCTTACCATCTTTTATGTAGTCTTTTAGACTCTCAATCACCGGGAGTCTGCGTTTAAAAACATCTCCACTCCACCCCCTAGCTTTTTCAGTCCACGATATATGCCCATTCATTACTAAGTTGCGTCCATTTACCCCTAATATTTGTTCTTGTTCTGTTTTATTCAACGTCTTTAAATATGACAATCCGCCGGCTTCTACATTAGGCTTTGCAACAGTATTATTAATCATGCCATCGATAACTGGCATAATGCGACAAAGGCAATGTGGATGCGCTGGCAAATGTGGGAACTTATCCTTTGGATACACTCCACGACCTAACCCATATAAGTCTGCGTTAGCGTATACATCGCAAATATCGACAATAGGGTGCCTCGAACTCATTCGCCACCGAAAGGCTACCACATCAGGATCATCTAAATGCCTTGCAATTTCCCCCTCAGCATATGCCCTCGCTCGTTCTGTCCGCGCAATGCGTTCTGCATGATATCTTGCCTTTTCTTGAGTTGCAACGTACACCGCACGATTAACGGCTGCGGCATTTCCTTTCTCGATTACATCCATCAATTCGCTATATGCAGCCCTCATCCCAGGTGTTGTGCGTTGTTCAATTAAATATCGTATTTTTCTGATTTGATGTTTTACAACATCACGCCCCATCTTATCTGTAGGAAGCACGATGCTTAATCGATTAATACGTTTTATGAAGATTGGTATTTCAGCTTTTGAAATAATAGTTTCACTACCGTAACCATCAAATAAAGCTTTTGCGGTTTCAATCGTACTATTTCCTTTAGACATAGCATCTTGAATCGTAGTAATAACTTCACGTTTTACGGTATCTGATGCATTATGTAGCCTATCAGATAAGTTTAATCCATCAGGTGCCCATGCCTTTTGCATTGCCTTTGAAATGGTTTGTAATTTATATGGCATGCCTGCGATTATTGCACTTTTAGCTGTATCACTGGTTACACCTATGTCTACACCATATCCCCTAGCACACTCCTCAACCAACTCATCGATTAACGGGTCTTTCATTGCCTCCATTACAGGATATTTTTTATATGCTTCTTTAACAGCATATTTAGGCGTGTGTCCTTCGTCTAACAATCGACGTACTTCGGCTTCAAATTCATCAATTATATCGCGTATGACACGTTCGGTATGCTTATTCATCTAGTCGCTCACTGTTCTCATCCGGATTTTTTCCATTTGAATACATGTCATCTAATACTTCTTGCTGTGCAGTAGCTTCCACTTCTTTAACAATAGCATCATACACATTACCGTCAATATTAGGCATATATCCATCAAGGATGCGTTTAAGTATTTCAACATAATATGTTTTAGATTTAAACCCTAAATCAAGGGCTTGCTGTCCTTGAGATAAGCAATCAGCTACATCATTAATGTCAAAGTCCCTTGGATATTCGCATTTATAATTCAACTGCTCGCCAGTCCACAATTCATATAATGCAATAATGGCTTTCTCTGCATTTTCACACTGTACAGCGAAGTTTGCTAGTCGTTGATTTGTTCTTTTGAATGCCCACTGTTTAGCAACCCCTGATTTTTCCTGCTGAACGCCTACTACAGAATCAACACCACCTATGCGGTACATTTCTTTAATTTCAGCTTCCTTTTCTTGCATGATAATTTGTGCCGGCCCATTATCTGGAGCAATAAAAGCAGGAGGATGACTAGCCTCTGATGGATATAGTAGTACGTTGTTAACGCCCAATGTTAAGTCTTCTATTCCTTCATCGGATGGCATGGTTAAAGTAGAAAATGTTTGAGAGTTCAAAATCTGTGTCAATAAACTATCAAGATGATAGACTCTATAGTTCTTTTGTGCTAACGAATAGAACTCTGGATGCGGTAATATAGTTGTTTTCTTAGTGCTACGGCCAAACCATTGCACTACAGGGACACGTCCTAACCCATGTTCACCTTCATTAATAACGCCTCGCCCTTTATCACGAATAGTCCATTTTGTATCTGTCCATTCATAATATACTGTTGAACTACCTCCATTATCATCAGTAATAATCGTTCTATATTCGAATCGAATTATTCGACCTTTGTCATCCAGTTTCCAACCAGTCACATCACTAGGTTCAACTGAAGTTAAATACGGTAACCGTCTATCACGTACATTATCAGCCAAACTTTCACCAAATTCTGCTTCATTGTTAACAATGACATACACAACACCATACATTTTGGCAATCAAAGCTTGTTGCTGAATGTATTCTTGTAATGATGTACCTAATCGATCTGCATCTTTTAAAAACACTTTGAATTTAGCCGTTTCTTTATACTCTCTTCGAATTTCATCATTAAAGATAGGATCTACATTCGCATTAATAATCGCTGCTGTATGATTAGAATAGCTTGATAACTTTTTACGGAAATTATAATTGTCTATGCTTTCTCTTGGATGCTGTTTTAAACCACGACCTAAAGAGAATAACCCGGACCCATAGTACGCATCATGTAATAACTGGTATGCATACTTCTGTTCGTTTGTAATAAACATATAATGAAGTTCCTCCTAATAAATATCAGAATTGATGGATTTAATAACAGGCGCATTCAAACGTTCAACAACGCCTGTCGTTGCGTCTTGAGCATCATCATGTGCATTTTTACCTTTGCGCTGATACTTATACATGGATGTATAGTATTCAGGCCAGCGGTCCTTAAAGTTAACTGGGAATAAAACATAATCCATAACTTGTGTTGAATTTGATAATATTCTAGCTTCCTTATTTTTACTTTGATGGAATGCCGTAATTTTTGTTCGATTACCTGGATACTTTTCTTTTAGTATCCGTTTAACATTTCTAGCAAAACCACGTCCACCATTATTAGACTCTATATCAGCAATATTTACACTATTCCGATTTATTAAATCTGCAGTTTGTTCTTCAGTAATTTCCATAGGCGCATCTGTATACAATACATCTAACACATATGCGTAGTCTTTATATACTCCATACACAATAGCGCACAAGAAGTCGTCGCCAGTATCTGCAGAATCCACATAAGCCTTCACTGCAGAGAATAGTGGATATCCTTTATCATCCCTAGGAACATCCTCATATGTACTGAAATAAGAGTATAGCCTACCTTTGACATCAATAGGCTCTTGTTGGTAATTGGCTGATGCAATATCCTCGCCCATTGCTCTAATTTTAGATAGATAGCTATCTTTTGACAGTACATCCGAGCACAGCATACTGCCATCCTCCTGAACCGCTTTCATCATAATCACTTTAGATTTGAACTTAGGATCATCTTTGAAATGTTCGATTGCACGCCCGGCCAAATCATCTGAAGCCCATCGTGTCATGATTATAATAATCTTCCCTCCCTCTTCTAATCGAGAGAGCATTGTATTTGTAAACCAACTCCAATGAGACTCTTTGACGTTTTCATTATAGGCTTCTTCAGCGTTTTTAATGATGTCGTCAATTATTAAGAGCGTCGCACCGAAGCCTGTAGATGAACCGTCAGGGGATGTAGCGAGATAGCTATTATAGCCATCCTTCAAAGACCACATATGAGCTGCTCCATCGCCCTCTTTGATTTCAACTCCAGGGAATACATCTGAGAAAACGGTTATATTCTCATCAGCTTTAACTTCCTTGATTGCATTTCGCACGCCCTTGGCAAATGTCTTGGATAAAGTCGCATTGTAAGATCCAGTCATCACCTTTTCTTTGTGGTTTTTACCAAGTACCCATTTTGACAAGTTCTGGGCTGTGCGGCTCTTCCCATGCCGTGGCGGTAAATTAAGAATGAGAACATTGTAGATATCGCCCTCATAAAAATCTTGTAATGCATCGCACAAATCAACTAAATATTGACGGTCGTATTCATAAAAGTCACCCTCTAATAGATGGCAAAAATAAAAGAATTCACGTCTCGCAAGTTCATATTTGAACTCCTGTACAACAGCCTGTGTGAATTCCATATTATCTATCCTCTTTTTCAATAACTTTTCTAATTTCTTCAGTACTTAACCCAGCTAATGGATTGTGATTTACATTAACATCAATCGTCCGATTCCCCATAGAAATATTGGCAACTTCAGCGCGAATTTTATCAATTCTTGCTCGTTGTTCGTCTGTAGCTAACGGACTGCGACACATAACGTCGTACTGCTGAATCATTTTAGTTAAAGTGGCCATTGCCACTGATTGGGCCTTCATAAATACTACTTCTTTATCTACCGAAGAAATGACCTTATCTGTTTTAGTAACAGAGCGACTGGTCCCTTTAGCTGGGTCAATAGTAACCTCTGTCCTGTTTTCAGTGACCCGTGTATGGTCTTCTATCCCCTCAACATACATCAGCTTTTGCGCTCTGATAATACGTGCAAATTGAACTTTTATGTTCATATATAGAATATCAATAGGACTTGATTCCTCGACTTCCATAACAATGTCTAAAGTTTCTTTTGGTAAATATTTCGCTAGCAATCCGTGCTTAACAGCATTTTGATTTTGTTTAGGCGCACCGCCAGCATTGTATAATGCATTATGATTACCAGGCTGGCCTCCTCGTTTTCTAGTATGCGTACTTTTATTTTTTGTATGCATACTTTTTTTTGATGTATCGCGGAACCACCCATAGCGTGTCTTCCACGATTTAACAGTCGCCAATGACACCCCATACTTATCGGCAATATCCTTATACTTCATGCCATTTAGGTAGTCCTTGTGCGCTTGCTGATGTGTCGTCACATGGCAGCACCACCTCACTCAATTCATGTTATTTACAAAAACTATTGGGCAACCTCAGAAAATTCTAAGCGTTGCCCATTTCTAATCACATATACATTTTTATTACTTCCAACAAATTCGATATATCGTTTTACTATTACATCACAGTATTTAGGATCTAACTCGATGCATCTACATCTACGCTTTGTTTGTTCGCAGGCAATCAATGTAGAACCTGAGCCACCAAACGGTTCGAATACAAGTTCTTCAGGTTTGGATGAGTTCTTAATTCCCTGTGCACATAATGCAATCGGTTTCATCGTCGGATGTTCACCATTTCTTAATGGCTTATTAAATCGCCATATAGAATCACATTCAGTGCCATTATTAACTTCTATTTCATACCCAGGCACTCTTACTACAATATGGTCCGTTTCATTAGAAAAATGAAGAATATAGTCATTTCCATCTTTTTCGATTTCAAGAGGAAGATTGTCATCAATCACAGTAGATTGTTTTCTGCCGCCATAAAACTTATGACTAGCACCAGGTTTCCATCCATATAGAATTGGTTCGTGTTTCCACTGGTAATCTTGGCGCCCCATTACAAATGTATTCTTAACCCAAATTAGGCATTGTTTGATAAGTAAATCATTATCTCGAATCGCACGCCTAAATTGACCACCACAGCTATCAGAGTGGCAGATATAAAACGCTCCACCAGGTTTTAATGCTTTGTTAACCAAAGCGAATACATCATCAAGAAATATATCAAATTCAGCATCTGACATATTATCGTTTTGAATGGTAAGAGCTTCCTTTGTACCTCCCTCATAAGCCACGTTATACGGTGGGTCTGTAAATACCATATCAACAACGTCCCCCCCCCAGTAGACAATCAAGAGATTCTGTCTTTGTTGAGTCGCCACACAATAACATATGCTCACCTAGCATCCATACATCACCGAACTTTGTCATAGGTTCTTTAATTGATTTGATAGCTTCTTCTGCATCAAAATCATCCTCATGAACTTCATCTTCCATTACCTGGTTTAATAGGCTAGCTATATCATCGTCAGAATAACCTGTGAACTCAGCAAAATCTCCCGTATCAGCTAATAACTCTCCTAATAAGGTATTATCGATATCTGATAGTTCGGCGATTCTATTGTCTGCAATCAGGTCTGCATACTCTGCAGCTTCGCTTTCATAATCCTGCCTGTCAATTGGAACAGTATCTAGACCTAATAATTGTGCAGCCATTAACCGCCCATGGCCTCTTACAATAAAACCAGAACGGTTACTTACCGTAATCGGAGCTCGCCAACCTTGTGCTTTTATCACTTTGGCTAACAACTCTACTTGCTTATCACTATGGTGGTTAGGATTTCTAGGGTTTGGAACTACAGAGGCAATATCTACTAAATCTGTATACGCGCAATGGATCATAATGTTATCTGCCATTATTTCAGCACTCCTTTGTTTTGCTTATATTTACCGCATTCCTTATGAACCTTTGCGGTTTTTGTCTTTACTAACGAATGTGATGGTGCATACGATTTACACATATGATCAATGTGAATTCCATTGGCTTTACACCAACCTTTCACATTGTTAAGACATCGCCTCTTTTCACAATACACATCTGTCAATCGTATTCACCTCTCCTTCAATTACTTATAGTTATATCAATCACTATATTATGCCTAATTGGAATATCTATACTATATTTAGATGCAAAATTATCCACAATACAACATAGTGTACTGTGGATAACTTCTCATTTGACTTTCGGTTTTGTAAAGTTTATATTAAAAGTGAACTTTTGATTGGGTCAGTCTATGAAGGATTATAAGTTTTTCGCGGAACTTATGAGGATAAAAAAGCGAAAGTGTGTGCTTTGTTCATCCCTACCCTGTTTTAGAGGTCGCAGATTATTTCTGCGGCCTCTTTTTCATTTCACAATGAATCTATTCCAACAAATATGATATAATGCAACTGTGCGGGGCCCCGTCATAATCTAATTATGAAAGGAGGGCTGACCTTGAAAAATCAAAAGTTCAAAAGCAATATTGTCTTTAGAGCATGGCGGATCGATAAAAAGACCGGTAAAAAACTATGGGCAAAAGACTTCGGCTACAAAGCCTGGCCTATTCCCATTTCTGATTTAAAGAAATAATTGCACAGCCTTCATGGTAAAACGCACAAATGAGGTGTCGCGAACCTCATGTAAAAAGAGGCCTTTCATAGGTCTCTTTTTATTACATATAGCAAAAAGCCCTTGCCGAAGCAGGGGCTTTTTCGCTTTTGTGTTCTAGGTATTCACTGTGTCGAGAGAGATTAATCGTTTCCCTATTAACTCACACTATCATTATAAACTGTCAAGAAGGACAGGTCTAGGACAGTTTTGGGACAATTTTCAGGCTAGCTTTGTGTTTAGCCCAATAACACCCCATAGCAAAACTGATAACTCTTCAATGCCTCTTGCAATATAACGTTTGATAGTCCGTACATCAGGCTTTTCAGGAAATGATTCTGCAATCTCTTCTAATGTTTCTCCATCAATATAATACCTGCGCATGCACTCACAATACTTAAATTGTTTTGTACTACACTTCTCAGCATAGATGTCGAGCATGTTATTTACATGTCTCATCATCAATGCTGTTTTTTCTTTGCTTTTAACAATCGCATTAACTTTTACAACGCTCTTATCGTCAAACATATCAATTAGCAGTTCATTGAGCCATATATCCTCGGCTTGTGTCGAATCCGTGATAGCATTGTCTACGTATGACTGTAACTGACTATAATGCTTAAGCAGCTTGATCGTGTTGTGTCGAAGTTTACGACCTAGCTGTGCATTTTCTTGCTTGGCTAATTCATAGTAGGTTTTTGTGGCCCCCTCGGGGGCCAACCTAGTAATTTTTTCTATTTCGTATTCATTCAAATACATCTCCCCCTTATAATTTTGTAGTTTAGTCCGAATTGTGTTTATACCAACTTCATAAGAAGCATCTAACAATAATTAAATCATGTTCATTGCTTTCCATTCGCTTAACACAAATGTAGCAATACCATGTTTCTTGGCGTATTCATATTCGCCTTTACAACCTCGGCTAGTCTCCCAGCCATCACACAAGACCAGTACATCACAATGATTGAGTAGGCCTAAACATATCCCTAAGCCATATTGATATTGGTCTCCAGTTAAGTACATGAACCCATAATTATGGATAGGTGATACATAGTCATGTGTAATATCAACCATCACCAATTCTTGCATGATTTTGTCTATTTTTTCTTTATTGCTCTTCTTACCACCATATGGATGAGCCACATACACTAGCTTTTTCTTCATAATACCTCGCTTTAAACACCCTTACAGGAATATACTCATACACTCCGATATGTGCAAGATTACATAATTCTCTGTATCAGTTATAATTTCATCTGCCATTGTGCCTATGAACTTTCTATTGTCATTTTCTAGCACGCCTGCCAATTGTAGGCCATCAAGAATAAATTTCTTAGCGAACGCTACATTGTCAGGATCATGCCTGGTTGATGAGTGCCATTCAAATAACAGGTCTACTTTACCCTTAACCGATTCTATCTGTTGTGATAGACATTGTTCTTTGACTTGCTCTGTACATTTCTTTTTCATAGCAGCGGCAGCTATAGTCGAACCACGCTCACAATCAATGTACTCGTTCAACGTCGGGAATCTGTCGTGAGTTTTCTTTCTAAACCGAAACTGACAACGTAGGATAATCTTCATCGGTGTGATTCTCCCCAAAATATAGCTTCCTCATAATCTTTGCCACGTAATCTATCAATCACTCGTTCGCTATAATGGTCTTTTGTTTGGTCGTTATTATAATTAGTTGTCAGTATAACTGGCTTCATATCATGGTATCGGCCAATAATAATGCTTTCAACTTTTGTGTGCACCCAATCAGATTTAGAATACTCCGCTCCAAAATCATCTAATAACAATAGCGGAATATTCCTGAGCTTTTGTTCATAATTTAGAAACGCAACTCTATCACCCTTAGATAATGTGAGCATAACATCCAATAGACTAGGCATAGAAATCATCATACAGCCCCGGTTTAGCGCTAGAACCTCTTTCAGAATACTAACTGCTATAGAAGTCTTTCCAGTGCCAGCAGGGCCCCTTAAAATCAATCCTTTGCCACTTTTAAGATTTGCCTCTAGGTTATCCACATACTGTTTTACTACAGCATATGCTTCTGAATTTTCTTTAGGAAAGTTACCATGTTTACGTAACCATCCAAAATCCATATCATAGTATCGCCGAGGGATACCAACAGCAGCATAGTCCCCATTGACATCACTCTTAATCACTACAGGCTTATCATACACAGGATAAAAGAACTCATCCTTTACCATGGACTCTCTCGTATTCTGCTTGCCAGTCGACTTCTTCCTTTTTTCGAGAAACGTTTCTAGCATTTCCGTTATGTTTACTTGCTCCAAAATCTTTTTGCACCTCCTTCTTTAGATTCCCTGCCGTGACAGTTTCAACATACTTGATACTATTACCGCCATTATCAGCTGTGGTGTTGATAGCCACAATAACTCGTTCCTTCCCATAAGACTCAACCAGATCATCTAATCGGTCTTTAATGACAGGTGATACATCTCCGATTGCTTTCATGTACAAATCGTAAATGGGCTTATTTTTTACTTCATCATCGTCAAACATAGATAGAGGATTTTCATCTTCACGCGCGCGCGTATCTCTCTCTATATTATTTTCCTTTCCTTTCCTTTCCTTTTGTTCGTTTTGTTCAACGACCGTTGAATCTCGTTGAACGACCGTTCGTTTTTGTTCCTTTTTTTTTCGCGCTTCGCCACTTTTAATGCCCGCCAACCTACGCTGTTCCTGCTTTTTTTCAAATTTACTTCTTCGCTCTTCTTGTCTACGAATTAAACTAGGAGACCAAAAATACTCGTCATCGCAATCAAGCAATTCAAAATCATGAATCAACGAATTTATGAACAAAAACGACTCGTTCGAACAAAAAA